TTGGTGAGGATCAGGTTGCTGTTTCCACATCAACAAAAGGTCTAATAGATCAATTAAAAGCACTAGGTGCAGAAGGCGGTAGATTTGGAAATGTAACCATTGGATCATTAACACTTGCTATGTCAAACTTCCGTGGTGCTATATTTGAAACAGGCGCGGCGTTGGGCGAGGGTGGTTTTGGTTTAGCAATCGCAGATGCATTAACTGGATTGACAGACCTTCTTACCAAAAATGACGAAGCAATTACTAAAATAGGTGATGGCCTAACAAAAGCATTCTTGTATGCAAAAGAAGCAATTATACTTGTATTTGACAATATAGAATTATTAGCAAAAGGATTTGCAATATTCTTAGGTTTAAAATTTGCTGTAGGAGTAGGACAAATTGCGACAGCACTTGCTGGACCACTTGTTAAAGCCATAGTTTTAGCAACCAAGGCGATGAAAGCATTCACATTGATGATGCTAAGAAATCCTATTATTGCCGCTGGTGTGGGTATTGCCGCAATTATAGAAAAAACAACAGGTGCGTTTAGTAAACTTGCTGAAGAACTAGGTATCATTGGCGAAGATAGTGTGCTTGATAACATGGTTGAAAGTGGTAAAGAACTTACCATGGAAATTGCAGGACCATTAGTTAATGGTATAAAACAGGTTGGTGGTATTAGTGAAAAGGTTAGCAAAGATTTTGAAGATATTAAAAATAGAGCAAAAGATACAAAGAAAACATTATCAGAATCAGAAGCCGCTTTAGAAACACAGAAAAAAGCCGAAGAAGCAATGTTGCAGGCCCAAAAGGAAAAAACTAAACAACTTAAAGAAATTATTAGTGGTAAACTTGAAGAATTACGTGTTAGTGGTTTAACTACCGAAGAACAACAAAAAATTAAATTAGAAAAAGAATTAACTGCTAAATTTGGTGAAGATATAGTTAAAAATGCACAAAGCGAATTAAAAGCGTATTATGCACAAAGTAAAGAATTGCAAAATCAAGTTGCAATTCGAAAACAGATAGATGAATTAACAACCCTTAGTGGTTTTAACACACAAGCAAAAGAATTAGCAAATTTAGAAAAAGCATATGAACAGGCATTGCAATTACAAAAAGATTATCTAGATGATTCTTATTCGATTGATAATCAATTCTATACAGGCAAAGAACTGATGGAAATGGATTATCAACAAAAACGCTTTAATATTATTAAAGGATTTGAAGATAGAATTAAAGAATTGCAAATGAAAAATATTCGCGAAGCATTAGGCGAAAATGAAAAAGCAACAACAAGAGCATTAACAGATAAAGAAAAAGAATTTTTATTTAGACGCGGATTTGAAGAACGCCAAAGAGAAATAGTTAACAAGCGTATTGAATTTGAAAAGAAATCAGAATTAGAAAAAGGTCAATTTGCACTTGAACAAGCAAATACTTTATTTGCTGGTTTAGGTAGAGTAAACAAAAAATTCTTTGCCGCACAAAAAGCGATTGCTATTGCACAAGCGGTAATAAACACATACCAAGGTGCAACCAAAGCACTTGCTACATATCCACCACCATTTAACTTCTTAGCGGCGGCTGGTGTTGTTGCTAGTGGTTTGGCACAGGTTGCTACAATTAGAGCACAGACATATCAAAGAGGTGGTGATATGTTACCAAATCGTCCTGCTATTGTGGGAGAAGGAGGCGCGGAGTTAGTAGTTCCTAAACAACCATCTACCGTCATACCAAACGAGGTTGCTAGAGCAATGGGCAACATGAATGGTGAACAAGGAGTTCAAGTCAACTTTAACATTACAACCACGGACGCAAGAGGTTTTGATGAACTCCTAGTTGAAAGACGTTCAACCATTGTTGGTATAATTAATCAAGCAATGAACACACGTGGTAGAACAGGAGTCACAGCATAATGGCATACATAGGATTTTTTCCAGTAGATAACGGATTTACAACAGCACGTTTTAGACAACAAACACAAACTAAGAAAACTGAAGCGGCAAGTGGTAGAATTATTAGAGCAACAAATTCAACAACTAGATACAGAGGAACATTACAATTTCCCCCAATGACCTTAGCAGAATTTAAACCTGTTATGGCATTTGTTGCACGTTGTCAAGGTATGCTAAATGAATTTGATGTTATTATTCCAACCATAAGTTATACAACAGGTGTAGCAGGTCAAACAATTACGGTCACAGCAGATGCAAGTGCAGGTGATACAAGCGTGAATATTCAATCAAATTCAACCAGTGGCACAATACTTAAAGCGGGTGATGTTATACGTTTTTACAATCATACCAAAGTATACATGGTCACAGAAGATGTTGTTGCCGATGGATCAGGAAATGCAACAATTAATTTTCAACCCAATCTAGTGACTGCTGTTGCAACATCTGATACTAGTGGTGAAGGTGTAACCAGTGATAGTGTTCCTTTTAGAATGATTATTACAAATGACCTACAAGAATTTGCATATAGAACTGATGGGTTGGTAGAGTATGAATTAGATGTTGAAGAGGTTATTTAATGACAAGGCAATTAGCAGATGTAACACAAACAGCGTTGGCAAGAGATGCTCTTGTTTCATTTGTTCTTGTCGAAATAGGATTAAGTTCTGCATACAATGGATTAGACGCTGTTTATTACACAGACGCACCTTTTGATATCAATTGGGATAGTGATACTGCACCTGATGCTGGTAGCAACATATATCAAGCACAGGGTAATTTTTTAGGTATCTCAGAATCAAATGAAAATTCAGAATTAAGAATTACCAGCATTGCAATTAGTTTAAGTGCATTGGAAAGCAATAATATAACACTATTTGCCAAGTCTGCACAAATTAACCAAACGGTCACAATCTACAGAGCATTATGGGATCAAGGGACTGATTCACTTATTGGTGATAGTGCAGGTGATGGCCCTATACTAATTTTTAAGGGCAAGATTACAGGTTATTCAATCACTGACGCACAGGATACGGCAGAACTAACACTACAGGTAGATAGTCAATTTTCAAACTTTGAAAAGGTAAACGCAAGAAGAACAAACCTTGGCAACTTTCAAAGAGAACATCCAACAGACTTTGCAATGGAATATAGTCATGAAACACTTAATGATATTAGATGGGGTAAGAAATAATGATTAGAGAATTTCAACCTAGAGATATCAACGAAATAATTGCAATGGCAAGAGAACACGCAAAAGATGCCGACGTGACAGAATTATTGCCCGTTGATGATATACACATGACAGCAATGATCAAACGTTTGTTGATTGATGATGATAAGAAATGTTATGTTGCTGAACGCGAAGGTAAAATTATAGGTTATGCACTTGTAGGATTAACACAAAAGGTATGGAACCCAACACTATATGGTCAGGTCTATTTCTTTTTTGTTCATCCTGAATTAAGAAACAAGCACCTAGCAGATTCATTGTATAACAATATTACAAACTGGTGCAAAGAACAAGGATGTAGATTTTTAGAAATTGGTGTGACCAATTTTACAAAAGATTTTAAAGGCGCAACTGAATATATTGATAGAGCGGCAACTTATTATGAACACAAAGGTTGTGAACTTATGGGATACAACTATGTTAGAGATTTGGAGATTGACTAATGGGTGGTAGCATCAATCCAGTAAAAATTATCAAGAAAGCATTTAAGGCAATCGTCAATGTTGTAAAAGCGGTTGTTAAATTTGTTGGAGATGTTGTTGGATTTGTGTTTAACCCAATGGGTGCATTTGATGTTCCAAGTGGTCCACAAAATCCAGAACAAGAAGCACAGGGTGTCACGATTACAAAAACAGGAACCAACGTTGCTATTCCAATTGTTTATGGTTTTAGACGTGTAGGCGGAAATTTAATCTATGCTGAAACCAATGGTAGTTCAAACAAATATCTATATTGTGTATTTGCACTTTGTGAAGGTGAAATACAAGGTGTTAAACGCATACTTGTGGAAGATGTTGAATTGCCTTTACCAAGCAATACCTATGCAACCAACACAACAATTAGTGTCACAACAGGACGCTTTGCAAACAGAATTCAATTTCAAATATTCAACGGAACAGAAACACAAGGACAAAGTTCATTGGCAAATGAAGCGGCAACTTGGAAAACAAAAAGTAGAAAATTACCAGGTGTTGCTTATGCTGTAATGCGTTTTGAATGGAAAGAAATTAAAACACAAGAAGACCAAGACAACAATCCGTTTAGTGGCGGTATTCCTAAAGTGCAGTTTGATGTATTGGGTAAAAAGGTATATGACGTAAGAACACACATAGGTGGTAAAGACCTAAGTAACGATTATGCTGACCTACCAAAAGGTTATAGTTTTAATCCAGCAAACTGCCTATTGGATTACATGATGAATCCACGTTGGGGTTGTGGTCTAGCAAAAGAAGAAATTGATGCTGATACATTTAAGATTGCGGCAAACAAGTATGAACAAACGGTTACATACTATTCAGGACAAACTGGTCGTGCAATGACACTTAATGGTGTTGTAAACACAGACTCAAAATTGTTTGATAACGTAAAACAATTATTAAGTGGTTGTAGAGGTATCATGCCTTATGTTCAAGGACGCTATAAACTAAAAGTAGAAGATGGCGGCAATGCTACTGATATAACAAGCACAACGGTAGATATTGCATTTGACGTTGATAAGAATAATATTATCGGAGGTATCACTCTACAAGGTGAACGTAAGGATAGCAAATTTAATGAAGTAATTGTAAACTTTGTTGATCCTGATTTAAACTTTTCAAATCAACAGGTATATTATAGTGTTAATGGTGATCAAGCGGCAGATGGTAATGAATTATTAAAACAAGAATTTAATTTTCCTATGCTTACAAACAAATCGATTGCACAGGATATTGCTAAATTAATCTATGAAAAATCAAGACAACAAACATCAATTAGTTTTAGTGCAACACAAGAATTATTGCAGGTAGAAGTTGGTGATATTATTAGAGTTACTGATAGTGTTTTAAATTTAACAGATGCAACCTATCGTGTTGTTGACATGAAATTAAATTTAGATTTAACCGTTGATATTACTGCTGTTGAACACAATGCAACGGTATATCCATTTACAACAGGTGAACAGGTAGAAATACCACCACCATTGTTTTTACCAGATGAAATTAGTGTAAGACCAAGACAAAGAACGGTGCCAGTAAGACCATTAGGTATTGTGCCACCAGAGGATCCAGATACACCAGTTGATAGTGCAGGACAACCTGTTTTTGATAGTTCAGG